TAGGAAAAGTGAGGGCTGAACCCATAGATGCGAACTTGGCAAGGCGTTGAACGCCATAACCAGGTACATCAGCCTTCCGACTTCTGCATGCATCAACACCTCTTGCGAGATGTGGATGATTTTGTAGCATTAGCCGGACTAGCTGATTCGAAACGCGATCGGATGCCTCACTAAGATCTAGTGTGGCGAGTGATCCATCACTGGATCCTCGATTAGCCATGGACTGATTAGGTCCTTGGTCATCGAATCCGAGCATCGATCTAAGGTAGTTTTCCTTAGAGAGCGATGCGAGGAGTTGCCGAAGAACCGCCTGCTGCATATACTGCATGCAGGTCGGCTCAATGGCAATAATCCTCGGTGTCTTTTGCGTCTTAGGAACTGTGATGACCCTTACGGGTCTCTCAGAACCAGGGTCCAGGAAATCAATCTCACGTCCATTGACCGTCAACGTTCCGGATTCCTCCGAGACGTATCGGGCATTGGGCGCGAGATAACGATCAGCAGGAAATACATCCTGCAGTCGCTGGGTCCATTCGCGTTGCGAATACTTGCGGTTTCCCGCAAGTCTATCCGCAGTAGCTCCTGGACCGTGCTTTCCAATAAAGACGTTGCCTTGAAAGACCTGACGGTCTAGATCAAGGAACGCCTCACGGAAAAGCAAATCAGAGATGCGGCGGAAGGCCTCTATTGAGGACTCTGCCGGATCAACTGACTCGATTTCCTGATCTGTATGGATGTACTGCGACATAGCAGCTTCATTCCTTGCATCGCTGCAAGGTAGAAGCACCTTGCCAAACATCAACGTAAGTTGACGAATGGCTCGGATTGAGACTATGTCCGGATCATCCACCAGCACGCCACTAGGTCGGTGGAACACACGATCAAGGAAACCTCCGAGAAATCGGGGGAGACCCCCTGTAAAGGCAAAGCCTTTGAACAGGTCGTGATCTACCCAGCCTCGGTCTAGACTTCTTTCGAAGTCCTTTCCGAACGCTGGAAGGGTTATCGTTAGAAACGATATACCCTCGTGTTCACACCGCAACGCGACGGTTCTAATGTCGCGTGTGACGCATGTGCAACACATGCTCGCTAATTCTTTTGCGAGCATGTTCCAAAGCGACATCTGGCTTTTCATTGCTGCCTCCTGATAGAGGTTAACAATCCATTGCCAGTGTCAGCGAGCACTACGCACTAAGGGGAGGAATTACTCCCTCCTCGAGTTGCGTAGTAACCGGGCCACGATGGTTACCACTGTGTAAATACTAGCAAAAATACTAGTACACACAGGATCGATGGGAGGATTAATAAAATTAATCCAATCATCGGCCATAAACGGTAAACAAACCGATTATGAAACAAACCATCATGACGACGTTGATCCCGGTGATAAAGAGAATCACTCTACTGAGCCACAAAAGCTCAGAAAGAAATTCATCCCTTATATCATCGAGGAGTTCTTCGG